TCACTGGTGGGGTGCGGGGCGCTTTTGTCGTGTCAGGACTCGAACGGCACGGTCCGCCAGTACACGAGTCGCAGGTGTGAGCATGGGCCGGGGGAGTCACAGGGGGTGTCGTCGTCCGCATGGTAGGGGATACCCGCGGGGATGACTTCGGTGGCGGGTGCGACGGTGGTGTGGGGCGTGTCCATGACCAGGGGAGGACGGTAACCGCTCCCCTGATACATCACGGCCCGAAGTGATACCACGCATGCGCCTTGGTATCGGCTGGTGGCGGTTTAGTGGCTGTTTTCAGGGCTTACCTGAGACTCCCTGTGACTACTTCCCCGCAAAAACGCGGGAAACGGTAGACGGAAGTAGGCCCAGGTAACCGCGACTGCATACCAGACTGCTCAGCATTCGGGGGTTCGAATCCCTCACTCGCCACCAGGCCCACGGCCCCGGAAAATCAACGAAACCGCCCCGCCAGTCTTCGGACTGACGGGGCGGTTTTCTGCGTTAGTGGCTATTTAGTGGCGGTTTTGCCGACGTCATCAGCCCAGCACAGCACGTCTTCCTTCGTGCGCTCCATGAGGCGTTCGAAAATGGCGACCTGTTCCGCGATCCGGGCATGCTCGGTCTCGGCTTTGGTCAGGAAGTCGGTGATCTTGGCGGCGTCTTCGTCGGATACGCCTTGGCTCACGATGAGGCGACGCTGACCGTCCTCAAACTGTGCACCGTCGATCAAGATGGCCTTCCCGTGCTCAACGAACGGCGACCGGCTCACGAGGGGCGTGTCGGCGGGAGACTTGAAGTCGAAGCTCATCACTCACTCCTATCGGCGGCGAGGATCGCATCGGCCATAGACCGTGAGCCTCGCTCGTACAGAAGCTCGGGAGAACACCACTCGTCTTCCCAGCGCCCGTTCATGCGCCACCGAACGAGGAAAAGGTGACGTCCGCCCCGGTGGGGGTTGAAGACCAGCACTTCGCCGTTGCGCTTGTAGTTATCGATGCGGTCCACGGTCATGCCGACCGAGATTGCCTCGCCGGACGAGTTACGTCGCCGGTAGTCGTTAGACTCGTTCATTGTTCGATCCCTTCTTGATCGGACTCTTGCCCTCGGCCCGTCGCAATCGGGTCGGGGGCTTCTACGTTCACATTAACAGCGACACCCGACACGGGAGACAGCAACTTCTGCACCGTCCCCGCCGACGCCGGCCCGCGCGAAGCCTGCTCCACGTAATGCCGCAGATTCCCGAAACCCTTGTGCCCCAACTGAAGCCGCGCGGCCTCAGCCCCGTCCTCCTCGGCCAGCAACGTCGCCACCGCCTTACGGAACGCCCCAGGAGTCACCCGCGCATACACCGAACCCTCCAGCGCCGCCCTCCAGTCCCGCCTCAGATTGTCGGGCCACCGGGGCGTACCTGCTGCGGATGGGAATACAAGATCCGAGTAGGCCACCCGCGCACGCACCTCGAGCATCGGAAGAACGAACGGGGGAAGTTCGAGCTCACGACGAGAACCATCCGTCTTCAACGTGTCCTTCACAACCAGCTTCCCGTCGATGCTCCTAGAAACGGTCCCGTTGATAGTGACCGTGGGTGGCATCGAGTCGAAGTTGAAGTCAGACCACCGCAACGCCAGAACCTCCGACGTGCGGGCACCGGTCGCCGCATACATGTCCATCGTGTCCCGCAGGCTCCCATTCCGCGGACGGTTGTACCGGTCAAACCCGGCATCCCACACCTCCAACAGCCCACGAATCGCAGCAATGTCATCCGCACGCAACGCCTTCACCTTCGGCTTCGACCGCGTCACCGCCTTAGTCTCCGGAACCGGGTTCGAATCCACCGCACCCGCATACACCGCATGCGCCATCATGTGCTTCAACACGATCCGAACCGTCCGCGCCTGCCCTGGAGTCTTCTTCGCCACAGCCTGGATGTAGCGGTTCAGTTTCGCCGGGGTAGCCTCCCCTACACGCACACCCGACAAGCCCCGCAGAACCGCCTTCAACGCCTCCTGGTAGGTGAGTTTCGTCCCGTCCGCCAGGTTATGGTCGGCCAGCATCTCCACCTTCCACGCCGCCGCCAACTCATCCAACGTCGAATCCCGCGTAATCGCATCACCGGCCGGCGCCAAACGATCCCGCAGAGCTTCCTTGAGCGCATTGACAGCGAGGGCCGACGTCCGCCCCGTCCGCATCATCCGCCGCGTCTGCCCGTCACTGTCGCGATAGTGTGCGCTGGCCGCAGGCTTCCCGTTGTGAGTGAACTTACGGATCGTGCCGTAAGTCTCGAGGGGGAGCGGTGGCCTAGCCATGACGTCCTACCCTTTCCTCCAGAACGGGACGGCCAGATAGCCAGCCACCCGCTCGTCTGCGTCCCGAACACCGGACTCGACCAAACGTAGATGCGTGTTGCACCTGGAGCACAGCAGCCCCCGCACGAAACTCCAGCCCAACGAATGGTCGTGGTCAACCTCAAGTCGACGCTCCGACGTGCCACACATCTCGCACCGCTTGCCCGAGCGTTCCTCGAGAGCGTCATAGTCCTCGCAAGACATGCGGTAGACGCGGTGCTGACAGATGCGCGGGTTGCCTGCCGCGGTGAGTTGCCCCGCGACTGCTTGCGAGTGAGGGACCGGCATCACTCGCCACGCTTCCATCGGCTGATCGTGTTCGTCGACAGCCCCGTCAAGGCTGCCAACTCGCGGACGGACGCCCCATGTTGCGCGGCGGTGATAACAGACTCCCGGAGTTCGGCTTCCCACTCCCCACGTTTGCCTAGCGCCGTGAGAATACGCGCCTGATCGGCGTCGCTGACGATTCCTCGCTTTTGGGGCACACCCCTCACTGTAGCGTTCATCGCGACACGGGGACCGTAAGAGCGAGCGTCGAAAGGGCAATCGTTGCGATCATAGCTACAGCATATACCAGACGCAGCCGAGCCGTAGCGGAAATTGCTACAACATTTGCCTCATTAACAGAACTTCTTGGGCGGTCATGCAACTTGGCTAGCGGCGTTACCAAAACGTTACCGCTTGTCCGCCTTAAGGGGGACATGAGAACGTTCTCCCGTGTCCCCGGCATGACTTAGCCTTCGCTTAATGGTCGACACGACCCCCCCAGACGGGTCAATTAGCCACTGCCGACCAGACACACCGGGGGTTGGGAACACAATTGAACGAGCCACGCGCAAGCACCAGCGGACCCGACTCCACGCACCCAGAAACCGTCCCCCAGACCCCGGGACTCATCTGCGGAGCTGGAGCCGCTTGCGAACAGATCTGCCCAGTCATGGCAATGGGGCGATCATGCCCAGGACTCATGCAACTAATGCAGGAGCTCGAAGAACTCAGTCACCCTTGGTTGGCACCGACCGGGTCGCTCGTGCATTAGCAAAAAACTGCTCCGGGGTGACCCCGAGAAGAACAATGGCCCGCAGCAGGAAGTCGGCCGGCATCTCGCGTTCACCCCGGAAGTAGCGCCCAACAGTGTTGTCGGGCTCATTCATGGCGTCAGAGAACTTCCCTCGAGTGCCGTACACGTCGAGAGCTTCCTTCTTTAGTTCGCGCACCACGTCAGCCGTGGTCAGAGGCGCGTCATCCACGGCTTCGATACTAGCCGTTCCCGTTGCGAGAAATGTTGCGGAAGCGGCCTTTTGGGTCTTGTCCATGCCCCCTCAGAGACGCCGGACCCCCGTCTGATACATCCGCGTGGCCAAAAAGTTGTCGAATGTGGCCGTAAAGGGTTGACGGGTTGCCATATGGGTGTCTACGCTGGGGGACATGGCAACCAACACACCTCTCGCAGACGGCGAAGCAGCCGCGCGAGTCTTGCGGGTCCTCGAGACCGAAGGACGCAAGTTCTCATGGTTGGCCGACGCGTCTGGTATCGCACGGTCGACGCTCCGACACCAGCTCAAGGTCAAGCCTGAAGCGCTGACCGTCAAGAACTTCCTCCGTATCGCGGCAGCACTCGACCGGCCCGTTGAGGCCCTGATCGGGGAGCGTGCAGCATGAGCGGCCCCATCCTGACGTCGAAAGCCGCCGCTGACTACTGCGGTATGGCAGTCCAGACGCTCTACAACCTCATCTCGCAGGGCAAGGGTCCGAAGCATTACAAGCAGGGCAAGCGGAACGCGTTCTACACCGCTGATCTGGACGCTTGGAACAAGGCTCGCCTGATCCTCGTCGAAGCCGACGAAGACTCTTCCGAGAGCGAGGCGGCGTGATGTTCCGGGCGTTGAATGCGATCGCTGGAGGGTTCCTGTTCTTCTTCGGCGCCGGCCTTGTGTTTTTCGGTGTGGATGGGTGGGTGCCGCTCGGAATCGGGGCGGGACTGCTCGCCGTGGATCTGCTGGTCGACCGGAAGACGGTGCAGGTACACGACCGTCCCCGGTATGAGTCGGACGTTGACCACATGGGGGGTGTGTGATGTCTGACGGCATTCAGCGCCACGTTCCGAGCCGGTTCGAGCGCATCGAGTCGGCGGTTTGGGAGGCTCTTGAGCCGCATGTGGAGGCCGTGATCGACCTGGACCTGAACGACCCCACCGACACTGTGGTTTTCGCCATTCTCGTTGGCCAGGTCGCGGACGCGGTGATGGGGGTGGTGGGTGATGAGTGATCGTGAGTTTGCGTTTGGTCAGTTCCTCGCCACCCTGGGGCCGTTGAACGAGGTTGAGGTTGAGTTCGCACAGTCGGTGTTCAATGCCGGCTCCGACTGGGAGGCAGGACGATGACCGACCACGGAACCGTCATCTACGGCGTATGCAACCGCCTGCTCGACGCGGAGACCAACGAGCACTGCGAGTTCGACGGTGACGTGAA